AATCCTCTTGGTACTTCATTGTGGTATTCTACAAACTCATCAACAGTTGCATCAATATCTGCACCGTCAATAGTTGTACCTGCACTAAACTGAGACTTAGTTACTTTTCTATTTGATGCCATTAAGTTGTTTCTCCGAACGTTGCTGTAATACCTGCATGGGCTACTGTAGATTTTCTAGAGCAGCCAATAATAAAGGCTGTGCCTGAATTAAGTACGCTTCCTACATCCTGAAATAAGCATCCAATAAAGTGTGCGTTAGATCCTACCTGTACAGTAATGGCATTAGTAAATACACAATTTTGAAAGATAGCTGTTGCATTATTTAATATATGTACAGTTCCTTGGAATCTAGCATTTTCAATTCTAGAATCTAGTGTTAGTTCTGCTGCAGTACTTAGAGAGTCTGTTCTAGTAGATTTGAATATCACATCTCCAGTACCACTAATGTTTGTATCTGGTTTTGTTATAACTAAAGCTGAATATTCTCCATCAGTTAATGCAACTACATTATTAGAGATTTTAACTTCAGCACTAGAGATTGAATCATTAGAATTAATCTGATTATTTTGTGCTGCAGCTTCTTCCTGATTTGAATAGAATAGATCATTGAAAAAATCTAGAGGATCGGAACCTTTGTTTATAATATCCATTAGTGTCCCTTCCTCCTCCGTCCACCAGAGACTTTACGAATTGCTGCCTTTGCTGAACGTATTACTAATTCCTCAGCTTTGTTTAGAACATATCCAAAGAACATCCATGTGAACCATGCTCCTTTAGTAGAATTTGAATCAGCCAATTCTCCAAACTGTTTATCATCTACTAAAACGTTTCCAGTTACTTGACCAACATCTCCCCACAATAAATTAGGATCATCAAATACTTGATAACGCATAACCTGAGTTGTGTCTCGTACCTTTGTTCGAATACTGTTTTGAGTAATAGTAGTATCTAAAGGTGAAGATTCTGTTATACCTGATGGGTTACCTCCTGATGGACGAAAGTCAATTGCCTGACCATTCCATCGTCTGTTGTCAGAAGAAACTACACTATTAAAAAGTCTAGGTCTACTGTACGTAGCACCTCCTGTGCCCCATCCATTATCGATTTCATTAGTTGCTGTACCCTTTGATTTAAGTTGGGTAAATATTCCTCTAGCTTTCTTTTGTCCAGGGGTTTCTAGACCAATTGGTGCTGATGCATAGCACCAGTCAACTGCCTGAGCTTTCTTGTCTTTGGTAGGACGATCTGCTTCTGCTAAAGAACTGAAATTGAATACCCAGTTATTTGATTTATAATAACGAGTAGCACCTATAGGTATGGTACCATAAGCATCATAATATAGATACCCCTCTACAGTGTGAATATTCATCTTACTAACAGAATTTGCAGGTAGTAATTTTCTGAATGGAATATAGAATAGTAAGGTGCGGTTGTAAGGATTTAATGGTAGACACCCTTCATGTTGGGGATCCCCTGGATTTCCTAGTAATGTCTCTGCATATCCCCATTGATTCCAGAAGTGTTGCATTCCATATGTATTAGCTAAGTTGGCTGTATGTGCTGACCAATCAATACTAATTTCAGCAAGAGTTGCAGTATATGTTGCCTGAGCACCAGCAACTGCAGGGAAATTGGCAGTTGCATAACTTGCACCACTTCCATATCGTTCCATAGGAGTAGGAGCAAACAGTGATACAACAGTATCACCACCTGCGTTAAGTGCTGATACTGGTCCCCAATTTAGACTGTCAAATTGGAAATTAATTTTAAGAGCTTTTGGAGTATAAAGCCATGGCTGAGTACTAGCTCCTGATCCTGCCCCCAGTGCTGTCTTTGCATAAACAGGTACTAGAACATCAGCCACATCTGCCTCGAATCCGCTAGTTCTGCTTTTTGGTAGAAATATTGGTTCTCCTATATAAAGATCCCATTCGGAGTTGGCATCTAAGGTACCAATTGCTGCATTGTTAACAGTAAGTCCTTGAAAATCCCACTCACCAATTCCATATCGATAATCTTCTTCTTCTTCTGATCGATCGATTCCTCCTCCTCTTCCATACTGTGTAATATAGTAACTCTTAAAAGTCTGATTTCTATTAATATCTTGTTGGTAAAATCCTGGTGGAGCAACGATTGAAGGAATCCATGTAGAAGATTGGTCAGTAGTAATTTTTAATGTATCATCTGTACCAATAGCATACATCTCTGTGGGGCTACAAACTATTTGATCACATGTCATATTCTCTCTAATACCAACTGCAGGTCTTTGTGTGCCTCCATCATCTTCATAATAAGCTGCAGAATCATATGACCATAGGGACCATTCTCCATTGGAAGAGAGGCATAATGTAATCCTCTCTTCAGGAACAGTTAACAGAACTAATCTAAGCTTAGGGTAGTAGGTTATTGAGGAGTTCTCAGGCTTATAACTTACTTGAACCTTGGGTTGATTAGCAGTTGCAGAACTAACTCCTGCATGATTACCAATATGAAAATAGGCTAATGGATTAGTTAGGTAGGTTTCAAAGAATGGATCGATAGGAGAGGAAACTTTTTTAATATCCATGTTTCCTGCATATTGATAAACTCCATTAGCATCAGCCCATATGACTGTGTTTTCATATTTTGTAATTGTTTTTACACCAGAACACCCAATGGTTTCTGATATTTTTAATAGACGACCAGAAACCAGAAGCTGATCAGCAAACGTAAACAGAAAAGTTTCTAGTTCAGTAAAGATTAGGAGTGTATTGTTTACCTCCTGAATTGCAGTAACGTCAAACTCACTATTAATATTAACAGCATTTCCAACAATCACACATCCAGGTTTATTGAGTGGATCAGAAAAGAAAACTGATTTGTCTGATATAAAAGCTAGTCTTCCTAGAACTAAGCCTAATGCCTTAATAGGTTCTGGAAATTCATCATAGTATGTATACACCCCTTCATGAGATGGATTATCACTAAGAACTAATCTTTTAACTAGAGTATTTTCTGAATATATGTGAGGTGCGTCTACAGAAGAAAGGGCTTTACATCTGTTTCCTCTAAACATTGCGGGTCTATAATAAAAAACTCCTATAGTCTCAGATGCAAAGAAGAGTGTATCATTAAACTCTACAAAACTTATTCCTTCACTTTCCTGACCTATTCTAACTACTGGCTTGGCATATGCACTAGCTCCTTCATAGTGTCCATGAAGAATTGGTAGCCTCTTACTATTGGGTTCTGTACTCTGTAGTAACAGTTCTTCCCAATGGTCGTTTGTAGTAATATCATAAATTTGAACTGAGTAGGTATAGACTCTTTCTGCATTTTTATCATTAGCTAAGTTTGTCCATGCTAAAGTTTCGAAAACAGAAACGATCTGTTCATGACCAAATCTAGTATTAATATACTGAGAACCTAGATGCTGTGTTAGTCCCTCTACTGTTGTAGTTATTCTTGGTGTGTATGTAAGTTTGCTTAAGGTAGTATCAAATTCTCCAAGTACTCCGAATCCTTTACGTACTTGCCAATGCCCATCATACCAAAGCATATTTTGACAAAATGATTCTGAGTTAGAAGGGGCTGCTAGAATTCCCTTTCCAATAACTTCTACTTCAGGGGAAGGTTGAGCCATTAAAAGATCTCCGCTGGATCAGCATTATAATGTACATGACTAACTGCACCAAAAGATCTCTGCATGAGATATTCTCTTAGCTCTGTTTTTCTTTCATTTAATCTTTTTGTTATCTGTGGGCTAGAAGCAGCATCAGCTATAGCATATTGTGCATATGCAAATAGTGGGATCATATCATGCCACTGTTGCATATCATCATCAATAACAACATTGATAATTACTCCTGCAGCAGTGAGCCATGACTGTCCAGGCTGACCAGCAGGTACACCAACTGCTGTGTTTAGTGTTAAGCCAATTTCTTGTTCATAGTTATAAAGCACCACTAATGAGGCAGATTGGTCAGTTGCAAATGTTAAGCTGCTACCACCCCACTGTACGGTATTCTGTCTCCCGTTAGGGTGCACAGCATTCAAATTGTTAACAATGTCATACTGCATTACTGGATTTTGATTAGCTGCATTCTGTGAATAGATAGCCACTAATCTTGTCATACGTCCCAGTTCATCAAAGTTACCAGCCGCATTAATAGTATTAGGATTTGGTCCTAGTATTGATGGAGTACCTACTGCAGTAGCAACAGCCCCTGCTTGAGATAAATCATATCTTCTAGCATTAGCCAAAGTAATAACAGTACCACGAAGCCTTACATATGGATTGACCTCATCAATAAAAGCTAAGAACTGAGCATATCCTAACTTACAATAAAGAGCTACATCTGCTGTAGATAAGAAACTCTCATCTGGTTCATCACAATATGTTCTGAATAAAGACGCTACTTCCTGTGTATTCATTACCCCATACCTCCTGGTTTGTTAGATATTAAGGCTTCGCTTCTACGAGCCAATTGTTCCTCTGCCCTTGCAAAGTCATGACTAGTTCCCTTGGCTGCAGCAATTGCATCTGTCTGTTGCATTTGTGCTGTACCAGAAGATTGTCCCATAACTTCACCAATTGCCTCTGCAGAACCAATCTTTGGTGGCACATCTCTTGGGAAGACACGATCATGTGCAGCTTGTTTTTCTGGATCAACTGGTTCTCCACCAGTCTCTAGGGCAACATAAATATCTCTAATGTAGTTTTGTGTTTCTTCATCTAGAGCATAATAATCTGCTTGTCTCATAAAGCTACCAAAGACTTCTTTGAATACTTGTAAATTATCTGTTCTGAATATTTCAATCTCAAAGCCTCTAGTTGCAGCCTCTAGAAGTTCATTAGCATGAGCCATATCCTCCATACGTTCAACAACATATTTATTTCCTGTCTTATAAGACAATTCTTTAAGAGCTTCTTCTGGTGGCAATAGTTTTAGTTCATAAAGCTGAAGAATCTTAGCATCTCTGTCTTGTGCCTCAGATCTAAACAAAGACCCTGTTTCAATAAAGACTTCAGGATCTTCCACATAATCTGCATTTGTAACTTGTTTGAAGATTAGCTTTCCTAGTCCATCCATCATTCGGATCATCTTATCTTCTTTATAATAATGTTTCATTAGTCTGATAACATCTCTAGCTACTCCCCTCATAGTCTCCTCAATTCTTAATTGAGTTACCTGTAGCTGACTCATGTCCTGTTCTGCAAGGGTTTGCATTGCTTTACCAGAAGTAATACCAACTGCCCTCTTACCTAGACTTGTAGAGTGAATTCCTGATACATCCATCATCTCAGACTGAAGACGTGTAATATTATCAAAGACATGAGAGGGTAGAGCGGCTGCACCTATCTGCTGAGGTGTACCACCTGCAGCATTATAATATACCTTTTCCCCTGCTCTATTTGTAATTGCATTTGGATTAACTCCTGACGTTTTAGGAATCAACCACTTAGGGTTTGACATTAGTTCAATGTTCTGTAGAACTTGGCTTCTAGATTTATTATAAAGCCATTGCATATCAATAAGAGGAGCTAGTAATCCAACTCCCCATAATTTTCCTGGTACCTCTGTATACCTCATAATCTTGATAGGAATTTCTATTAATGGATTTGTACCTTTATAAAGATATTCACTTCCTAAACAAAATGCATGTTTACCATCTCTCCAATAGATCTCATAAATCTCTAGTCTATTGGCAGGGACTTGTTCTAAACTGGCTTGACCAGGACGTGATGAAGGATTGAGGCTATCTGAAGCCTCTTCAATAAATTTCTTAGACTTTGGAAACTGTTTAATTAGTTCCCATCGTTTTACGTGTCTTCGTATAGCAATCCAATCTGATTCATCTGGACTATCAACATAAGGTTCAAATACTATATCATAAGGACTAATGACCTCAGTCGATACAGTATCTAATTCTGCATCATAATAAGAATGTAGTGCAGCCGTACCTGTAGTAAGAAGCCAGGAAAAAGCTTTAGTTAGCTTTCCTTTGAGATCTTGTTGATTCCAATAATATTTAAGAGCTAATTCTGTAGCCTGAGCTTTAAGAATATCATCTGTCAAAGCTGTTGCAGGAGTAACTGCAACTGATGGATATTCTGTTGATAATTTTGAAAGAAGATTTCTATAAATATTTATAAGAAGATTAACTGTAATCTTCCATGCTGGTCCTTGTGTACCCTGAGAAGCTACATTGGTTCTACTAGTAGTATCATATTGAACCCATTGCCGACCTTCTAGAAATAATAAAGCCAAGTCCCAGACCTTTCTTTCGGTCGTTTTACGATAATCTGAAGTATCGACTAATTGTTTGAAGTCTGCTGGGAAGCCTTCCAATTCTTTCTTTGCCATAATTATGAAGTCCTTTTCTTACGAGCGGCAGGAAGATCTTCATAAGCTTTTTTCTTTGCAGCCTCTGCTGCTTCTCTTCCACCTTGTTCATATTTCATGTATTCGTCCATTTCGTCTGCAGTCATTCCCTCCATACCAACTGCTCCGTACTTAGCTGCAAGTTGTTGTGCCGCTGCAGACTTAGCACCTTTGACACCAGAATATGCTGTACCTGCCTGTAAAGCACCACCAGCAATCTTTCCTGCATCTCCTTCTTCTACACCCTCTCTAATACTCTCTGAAGCCCCTTTTGCAGCCATACCTGTACCAAGGGCTGCTAATCCTGCACCCCATGTTACTGGACCACCAGCTAGGGTTGCAGCAACAGTACCAGCACCTACAAGAGCATCAAATGTATCTCCCCAACCCCAGGCATCTGGATCTTCTGGAGGAGGTGCCTGAGCCTCTTCTAATTTAACTTTAGATTTTTTTAGTTTTTTGGCATATGCACTCATCACTCTCCTCCTATATATTCATCATCTAGTACACTTTGAAGAGGTGTGTTCCATGACCTCACTAATTCTCGTTTATCATCCCATTCTTGACGTTTAATAGCTATCATGATCCACATATAGAAGATGCTTTGTAGGCATAAAAAACTAGCTAGTATGACCAAAATAATGAGTAATACGTTCATATATGAGGAATGCCCTGCCCCCGAAGGGGCAGAGCAAACCAAATTCTCCTAAAGAGTAAGTCCTGTAATAAGACCATTAGCATTAGGTCGTACACAAACAACGTTGTAGTACCATTTGTAGAAACCATCGAAGGCATCAGCACCAACCACACGGCTGAGAGTGTTACCATCTTCGTCTGCAAATCGACCCTTCTCTAGCTCAAGCATCTTCCAAGTCTTAGTTGAAAGAGCAATGCAGAGTCCGTTATCAACGTGACGTGACGTTTTAACAGGAATTCCTGCGAAAGCAAATCCGCTGAATCCACCATCACCAGTTGCAGGTCCAGTCTTTACGTCCTGTACCATAGCTCCTGCTGCACCAACACCCATGACACCCTGAAGCATTGCTGCTAATCGAGTTCTTTGGAGTGGATTAACCAGAAGTACATCAGGTCGTTCATCAGAAGACAACGTGATACGATCAAGAAGCTGCTGAAGAATAGCAAGACTAATCTGTACACGGGCTGGAGTGGTACCAGCAGCACCACCAGTCGTTGTAACCTGTGAAAGACAATTGGAAGTACCTGCACCATCAGAACACTGCATTGGAATAGCAGTACCAGTGTTGGTAGATCGATCTAGACCGAACCACGCTCCACCCTGGTTTGCTAATGCACCAACACCTGAAAGACCTAGGTTGCCATAGATTCCAACAGGTTCAGAGCCATTCGTAGCGAACGGAGCAGCAGCAGTGGGGTTAACCACAACTGCAAGTGGAATTCCATTCCCTGCCGCATCCACTGGGAAACCAGCACCAGCAGCAGCACCAGAAACATTAACAGTACCAGCAGTTGCACCAGCAGTTAGAGTAGCTCCACCTGCAAATGAATCATATGCTGTGGCACCACCACCACCAGTATCAGTACCAAGAGGTACCAAATCAACATGGTTTGCACCACCAGCAGCGATAACTAAAGCTAGTTTAGCAGCATCCCCATCAAAGATGAGGTCACCAAGTCCACCAGGGACACCAGCATTAGTATCTGCATAGGTAATGAAGCCAATGCACTGTCCACCAGAAACCGCAGTACGGTTGCTGTTGTTTTTAACATCAGTGACCAGACGAGTCATTTCTGAATCGACCCAACCAACAAATGAGTTTGCTCCACCTTTACCAGCCGCAGCCATTGCAGGACCTGTAATACGGAATACACCGTAGAGGAACTGCGCTGTAGCAGTAAGGTTGGCATATACCTGTTGCGGCTGACCCGCAGGTACAGGTACGGCAGCAGCACCTGGAAGGGCTGCACCTTCGGCAGCCCAAGCTACCTGTGTGTTACGTCCAACATGAACGGGAATGATTACTTGTCGTCCATTCCAATCGACTGAAGCCTTCTCGAACATATCGCAAACAAGAGTCTCTTCGTTAAGCTGATCTTGAATAGGTCCGAGATAGTACTCCTTTAGAATACTGGCAAATCCAGCAAGGTTCTGTGCCATTTTATTTTCTCCTTATGTTATTGTTTATATGTTATAAACGGCATTTAGTTATCTAAAGGGATTATCCTTTTTGAGCAGATCCCTTAAAGAAGCACTTGCCTCTTTAATACTTGAAGGACGCTTATCGGGTTTTGACGTAACTTTTGCAGGAGACGTACCAACAGATCTAGGTCTAGGTGGAGCTTCAGGAGCAGGATCAGTTTTAGAAACTGTCTGTCCTTCAGAAAACCTAGCAATAGCCTGTTCTTCGATACCTGATATAAAGCTGTGATAATCACCAGCGACTTGCGTCATATCCACGTTGGGATCTTTGATGACAGCCTGAAGTAAAAATTGTTCTGGAACACCAGGATATTGCTCTTTGATCGCTACAAGCTCTGCCTTAAGAGCTTTCTCTTCTTGGGCAACTTCGAACTTGTATAGACGTTCATCTAAGCCTTTATACTTTCCCTGCCAATCTGGGGCATGGGTTTCAGTATCTTCAGCCAAGAAATCATCGAGCCAACTTTTCTCTTCTACTTGAGTTTGTTGAACGGGGGTTTGCGTTCTAGACTGTTCTAGGTTGGCAAGTTTTTGTTCGAGTGAGGATAGCTGAGCTTTGTAACCCTCTACTTCACTACGAAATTTATTCCTACCATCTAGGACATTCTTAAAACGAGAGTAGGGAACATTATGTCCCCTGGGCTTAGGAGGACTATCATCAGTCTCCTCGGCTGAGGTATCAACCTCTACACGTTCTTCATTCTCTGTTTCAATCTTAACGGATTTCTCTAATTTTACGTCTTCCACCTCTCCACCACTTTCTGTGCCAGTGGTGGCATCCACTCTGAGGGTATCTGACGGAGGCTCGACCACCTGATGAAGCGATGAGGCTGCTTCAGCTAGTTTTGCCCTTTGCTCATTGTCAAGCATAGTAAACTCCTTTTACGTCGATTGACGGGTTAACAGGGTTTTGAAGTCCCAGAACTTATAGACTGTTTAGAGGAGAGGAGCCAACGGGGGATTCTTTCCCGTCGTAAAAATTTCCCTTCTCCTTTGAATATAAATTGCCAGTTTGCTTTTCCCATTGCAGGATCTCTCTGATGCCTGATGGTCTTTGTGCTTTCTGGACTTCTTCCTCATAGTCAGCAACTTGGTCTAAACCTACAAGAGCTAACCCTAATGCAAACACAAGGTCATCGTGTTTTCCTTTATCTGCTTCAGGTCGACCTTTCTCGTTATATACGAAAGTGTTCATCTCTGTCTTGATCCGAGGGCAGACAGGATCAAGGTGTTGTTTAGAAACCCACTGGTGCAATCTCGAAAGGAGGATCGGACGAGACTGCTGAGTTGTAGAGAAGCCTAACTGTTCAGACCAACGATTAGAGATCTTATCATACTTCGTGCGACGATACATATGGACATAACCATCGTCACGAAGGTTCTCGATAATCGCTAAACCATAACTGTTAGATTCTACAACGACCAGTGGATTAAACTTTTTAAGTCCCACCAAGACTTGTTGTGTAAAGTCTCGAAGTGGAACCCTATCATAAAATGTGGCAACTACTTTTGATTTCTCTCTATCTGTAATATCGAGAATCACCACTGCACTAAAATCACCAGTAGGGCTACCAGAAGCAGTGTCAACACCTGCAAGGTAAGTTCGATATTTTTTAGGATCCTCATACCATTGCCATCCTATCCTTTCTATTTTGTTAGCTACTTGGTAAGTAATTGGGAAAAACTTTTGACCTGAAGTAATAAATGCAACCTCAGCATTTATCGGATACTCCTGATTAAAGGTATTAATATTGTTAAGGCACTTGCCCCTAAGTGTATCTGCAAACCAATTTGCTTTTTTAGGGGGCAGTTCATAATCCTCAATGTACTTTTTCTCAGACTCTGTAAAGCGTATTTTTTTCCTAGAAGAGTACTCTTTACCATCTAACCACGATATAAATAGTTTGCCAAATCCATTTTCATCATTCCAAATATCCATGGCATCATTAATACCATTAGCTGTTGTCTCTAGGATAATCTCAGCATTAGGGGTAGCTGTCTGAAACACTGCCTGAATAGCTGAAGTAATATCATCATAAAAAGCAAACTCTGACAGATGCAGACTGTTGTACGTTGAACCACGAAAGCTATTACTAGAAGCTGAACCTACCTTGATGTACCCTCCATGAAAGAAGACTAGTTCATTAACATTGGCTGCTTCAGTCTTGAATTGCAGGAACTTGGGTAGGTTGCTATAGTATCTTTTATAAATTTCAAAGATTGTCTTAGCTGCATCCCTTGTGTGTGCAATAACTGCAACCTTATGATTAGGGGTAAACAGACACTTATGAAACAACCTAGCTGCTATGATGGTTGTCAGACCTAACTGACGAGCCTTCAGTACATAGAGCCATGGGTTCTCAGTTAAGGTATATAAAAACCTTTGTTGGGCTGTATTCGGTTGTAAAGGAACGAGCTTACCATTCTTATCTACTATCTTTAGATATTTTTTACAGAAGTATTCAAAGTCATCACGACACTTGGCTATTTCTTTTTGTGTTCTACTGTTCATAAAATTTAGTTACTAAAAATTGGGTGCGTATTAAAAGTACCATATCTACTTTATTTTGATGTACACAATACTACTTTTATTCTGAGGGATATTATGTATGTCTATCATATGTCTATAACAATCACACCACGTTCTGTGTGTCCCTCTGTGTCATCATCATTACTTATCATATGGTAACCATCCTGTTCATTCATTGGATGATTCTGAGGGACATATAAGTAGTTACAAAGAACCTCTGGTACTGAATACTGGGGACAACTAATAGTTGTGGCTGAGGAAGTAGTTATCTTTTCTATCTTATCTATCTTATCTTTATTTAGTTTAGCCGTGATATAATCTGAAGACTCTGAAAGAGGCTGAGGATTATAGCGGCTTTTTATAATGTATAGTAGATTGTAGAGATTAAATAGATTAGTCTTCTTCATCATCTGTTCCTAGTATTTCAAGTAAGTCAGCCTCATAGTCTGAAACTGAATCCTGTCTATTAATATCTGATAATAGTTTTAATGCTTCCAACTTAACCCTACTACGATTAGCATATGGTTTATTGGGGTCATCTGTAGGGGTATCTAAAATAAGCTGTAATATTAAAGCTTTCAAATCTGAAGAAGCTACGTCTACTGATGGTAAAGCATTGATTAAATCGATTAAACTTAGTTTGTTTGTTGGTTTCTTAGGCATAAACTATAAAATCCTTCCCTTAGAAGTGATATACACTAACATAACTGGGGGGATATACAAAAAAGAGGGGGGATATAATAAGTAGGGTAGTATTTGCTGTCTATAAGCATTACATATGTAAACTGATTACCCATAGCAATATGTAAAGAATAAGGGCTGTAAGGGCTATTACTCCACCAAAGCAGCAAAGGTAAAGTAGTAGTTGTTTTAACAGTGTCATTTGTTAATCTTTTTTCTTATACTATCTACAAATCTTTGCACTGCTTCTCTCTCTAACCTCTGTCCTTCCCTGATAGAACATATCTTACATAGTTTATTATTCTTTTCTGCCCTCTGGTAACTTAGCTTATTTGTATAAGTTATTTGTTTGCTACACAGAGGGCAGTTCCTCTTCAATGAATACCACCTACATATTCTTTTAGTTCTGCTTCGTAGTCTGTTAGTGACTGTTCATAGTCTACATAGCTTCTATGTGTATCTGTACCTATAGTCTGAACAACATCTAAGTCAAAACCTAACAAACTATACTCAAAGCCCATACACTGAGCGTAATCACATAGGTTATCTACATCCTCTGTATAATAAGTTTCTATATCATCTCCATTCTCACATAAGTCTGTGTCTATCTCTATTACTACATTAGTTGGCAGTAGAGTTAGTTGTTCCTCTGTTATACTGTAAGGGTCATAGTCCCACTGAATATTAGTTACATAGATTTTCATTATTCTTTTTTTCTATCCTCGCATTTATTTCTCCACTCATAGTATGCATCCCAATCCTTTTGTGCATAACATTTAGTTGGGTCTATTCGATATTTATCCAATGGGTCATAACAGTAATCAGGTTCTTTAGGTTTCTCTTCATAGTCACTCATTATACTACCTTCCAATCATCGTTCAATGGATTGTCATCATACGTAGAGAAAGGAACTTTTACATTACCTTGAAGAAGGTCTTCCTGATGGTCATAAGCTGCATCAATCATACAGTCTACAAACTTTCTCCAATCCTCTTCGTCCTTTACTTCTCTACCCATAATGTGCTCAAACGTTTCCTCTGTTAGTTCGAAACGAATCTCTGCTTCATACTCATACATTATCTATCTCCTTGTTGGTGTCCATTTCCAACTTTCCATATATATACTATAACATCATTCTTCTAGTTTGTAAAGGAATATATCATATATTTGTATATTTATTTGGTGTGTAGTAAAAAGTTCTCATCAAAGTAAGAGCGTATGTCACTTAGTTTATCCCTCAGTTTATTATACCCTAAGCCCTCTACTTTTAATAGGTCTGCCTTACTAATATTTCCTGAAAGATATAGAGCGTATGATTCTCCCCATTTATCTGAGATAAAAGATAGTAAGTCTCTGCCTATCAGTATATGTTCAGGAGTTATTGCGTTCTTTCTAACATACCAACCACACAAACTCTCTGGTACTTCTTCAGTTATCTGTTGTAGTTCATCTTCAATAGCAATCTGTATCATTTCATCTCTAACAAATCTATTCAATGTGAACCATAAGAATGTTGGATTAATCACTATTGGTTTACCTTCATTCTTTTCTATCAGCAATCTTTCTATTAAGTAACCAACCATATCATCAAAGGAATGATGCTCTTGAATAATCTGTAACAAACCTTTTACACTATTACTTTTGTTACCTATGGCTAACGTTATTCTTTTTATACATTCTGGATGGGAACACAACACAGACGTAGAATGTATCTGATATTTCTTACCGTGTCTATCACAGTTCTTCACTAATACAGTATTCCTTTAGCACCCTACTTCGTTCTTTCTTAGGGGTCTGTTCGTGTAAAGTAACGTGAAGGTTAGTGACAAACAATGTCATCTCTTTAGCAAACTCTGTTACTGACCAATGGTTTAGTCTCTTTGCTTTATGTAAATCTTTAGTAAGTCTGGTAAGTCTACTGTTTGCTTCGTTACATATACGTCTAACTGACCTATGTTTCAGGTTCATAGTAGCATCTGAGTAGGGCTGTAAACAATGCCGAATAGTATCTAACTCCTGAAGAAAGATGAAGTGTGTTCCTTTGACTGCATCTAACTTCTTCTTCTGACTATTAAAGTTATCTGACTTAGCTGTTTCTTTATCAAAGAATACTAGAAAGATAGAGTTCATAGCATTACTACATTGGACAATACATTCTTTATACAATGCCTCTACCAATTCTTTAGGCATCATAGTAGTTTTCTTTAGATACTTTCTTTTCTTTTTCTTGGGCTTTGCTAATACTACTGCACCTACATCAGCTAATGCTTCTTCTACTAAAGCATCTCCTTCTGCACCTTTTATTTCTTCACTCATTCTTATCATCTCCTTCCTTAGTGATAGCTTCAATGGCTTTCTTAAGAATCTTTTCTTTAGCATTTAACTTTTCCTTTAACTCTAAGATTGCTTCTATTGGATCTAGATTAAAAGTATTACATACAGCTTTGTAAGATCTGAGGGAAGCTTCATATTTTTTAGAGCCATTAAAGAATGTAATCAAGAAATGTTCTGGTACATCTACAGTTTCCATTGTCTCTTCCTGATAGTAACCTCTAATCATATTCGAATTTAGTTTAGACTTCCACTCTACATCTGGAAAAGCTTTTCTTAGTTGAACTAATATCTTACCCATTTTATATCCGTCATCAGATAAAGCTGCAGCCATTACTCTCCTCCTGTATAATCAAATCTATCTATTGTGTCGTCTTCCTCATCCTCTTTTGTTTCGTGAGGAAATACAATAAAAGAAAGTTTATATTCCAAATGACTAACTCTTTTTTTTAGATTATCATAATTGGTTTCTAAATCTAATATTCTCTCCAACAATTCATTGGCTTGTTCCATAACCTGAAACCTTAGATCATTTAGCTTCGGACCTAACGAACCTTTCAAGTGTTCTTTCATTTTTATTTACTTTCCTTAATATGTAATCAGGGAAAATCAGAAGCTGTTCTCCAATCAACAACTGAAATAGTATACCCTTTACTGAACTATCTATCTTCTTAACCACTAATCCTAATGTGTCTGGAGGAAGATGCTTATAAGAGTTTTTACCTGTCTTAGAAGTTAGTCTCTTAATGGTAACTAAATCTCCTACTCTTATTTTATTTTCTGTACTGTACTTGCTCATAATTAAACTTAACTATATTAGTAGCTCCACCCAGTAATGAATGACTTTCTCTCAGTAATCCAAACAAAGTAGCTTCAATAATTTCGTGTCTAGTTAATCCAGTTTCTTTCTGAAGACCAACAAGAAAATCCTCCACAGTATCTAAGTATGTTATAGGCTTCGACTCTGACACCGTAGGTGGCTGAGGAGAAGCTTTCTTTTTAGTTTTATTTTTCAATTATCTACCTCCTTTAGTAAGTAGTATCTTAAGTATTTATTCAATTTTATAAGTTACTTTTATTTTATAACCGTCGAAGACTCTGAACGTAGTGAAGAGTCTGAGGGTTTGTATATATAATATCACACTTTATCTAATTTAGTTAATAGTAATAGATTGTCTGATCAGTAGTCCAACAGAAAACCCCCCCAGTTGAATGCTCACTGCTGATTCATATCGGAGAATGATGGGTTCAAATCACATCCTCAAACCAGAAAAGAAAACTGCTGTTACACAGCCGTTGCTGCAACAGTCTAAGATGGGGGTATCTGCTCATAACATTCATCACCTAACAGAAGTCTTAGGATACAGCAACTCATTGTCCCGTATCGTTTATCACATAAGGTGATTACTGTTCGGTCATTGACTACGTAAGATCTAGACTATTTGTCCAGTCATATATAACTATACCACAACCACAGAATTTGTTCAATGTTTTTTTAATATATTTCAAAAAGAATAAATATACCTTTAACATTATTTAGTTTTATGGTATACTTATATATATAAGGACAATAACTTAAGGAGTAAATATGTCTAACACAAAAAAAACTGGTAGTTATTTAGCAACTATAGTGATGATTGAGAATGAAATAAAAAGAGGAATGCTATTGCTTGAAAGAATACAAAAGGATCTGAATGAATTAAAGATAGCAATGGCAGCGAATGTGCCTATTGATGATGTTGATACTGATAGGTGGGCACTATTAGAAAGGAAGTACAGATGAAGAGATTTAACATTAAAGTACCTGTATTAGATTATGCAGGGAAAGCAACAGGAGAAACTTATATGAAGAATTTTACTGAAGAAGAATTAAAAGAAAGGAATAAGAACTTACCCTCAGATATGAAAGGCTGTAAGAAGTGTCATCAGGTTCTACCAATTATAGATTTTGGTAGTGACGTTCGTCAGCCTGATGCTCTCAATAGATATTGTAAGCCGTGTCATCGTAAGAATTGTTCAAAGGCTAGATCTAAAAGAAAGAAACCAGCAGTGTATCAGTTGTTCTTTACTGATGGCAGCACCTACATTGGTTCCACTACTCAGAACTTTAACGATAGGTTAGCAGTTCATAGGGCTAAGGTCGCTAAGAATATACATACCAATAAACTATTTAATTACTATGAACCTGAAGATATTACAGGTCGTGTTCTTATGTTTATTGATAAGGAGCGAGATCTCCGTATGAATGAATATGCTTTGATTAAACATTTCAAATCTGTTTACGGAGCTAAGTGTCTTAATTTTGTAACCTATAAGGAGGTAGACTGTGAAGTCGAAAGATCACAAATCGAGGTCAATGGAATCTTGGATGAAAATGGAGGAGAGGTTTGTAATGGAGTTGGACAAACGAAAGAAGTGGAATTGGAAGTCGAAGATAGAGGTGACGGAGTTCTTTTATGATACTCCAGCTAGGTTAGTAATTAATTTGATGCCACCTAAAAAGAAAAGGAATGAAACTTTAGTCTGTTCAGTTTAGACTACATCAATCTTAACAACATAAAACTCAATACCTCTGGCATCTTCTATAGTTTTTAGTAGATGTTCCTCACAGGTATTGAGTTTTTGTTTTGGTGACTGGACTATAAATCTTACAACGTCAGTGCATTGCGGTATGTTACATGTCATTTCAAATACTTATCAATTATATCTGATGTGATTTCATTTAGTTTCTCAATCATTTGTACAGCCATTACTAACTGCACCATATCTTTTGTTGATAAACTATTTCCACAGCCATCCATAGGTTGTCCAGATTGGGTAGGTTTTGTACCCTCTATGGGACTTTCTTTAGATGCAGGTTGATTACCTTGGGCTAACCCTCGGGGCTGACCTATAGGCATAAAATTAGATGATACTGGATCTATTTTCATTAGGTTCTGGTACCGTAGTCTCCGAGACTTTCATCTCTACGGGCTGCTTCTGATTGAGACTTAGTAGCTTCTGCTCCTGTCTCCATACCTAAAGCTTCATCTTCTCGGGCTGAATAACCCTGTTTCTTAGATTCTTTAGTGTGGGCTTTCTTAAGTTGCTTGTGGTATTTCTTACCCTCAGCAGTCTTTGGATCCCAGTCTTCCACTAAGACTGTTACCTCTTCATAGAATTCATTTTCAATTGGTACCGCTGCAGCCATAGCCTCATCAACAGTTAGACTCTCATCCTCTAAAGGTAATGTAGCCTCAATATCTTCTTCGGGCATTCCTTCCAGAAGTACCACCATCTCATCTCTTTTCTCTTTGTCTGTTAGACCTTTAGCCATTTTATTTCTCCTTGTTTGTAATAGTAATGGACTTACTAATCATTTTACTTTATCTATTGTTTGCATTTTCACTCTAAATTGAGTTTCATCAATGTCTTTAACATAATCAATCTCATTCTGAAGACCTTCGATTGAGTTTTCATAAAACCGTATATCATTTAACATGTTTCGTAGCTCTTGTTCTGTGAAGGGTGGGTTGCCTAATCTATCTATTGTATCTTCTAAGAGCTTACTGTGTTCATACATAGTTTCTTCGAAGTCCTCTATGACTGCATCTCTATAGTCGGCTGAGTCTTTTGTATAACCCTTCAGCATATCCATATGTTCTTGAGGGTCCATCCCTCCAACCGCATACTCAAAGGCTGCAGCATCAGCCTCACTAACCTCTTCCTCATAGCCTAACCACTTTGCCTCTGAAGCTTTATGTCTAGCTAATTCTTCTGGACTAACCTTATGTTTAGTAGTCTGTGTTTTCTTCTTTGGTTTGTAATGAAAAGACATTATCTTTTCTCCAGTCTCAGGATTTATAGTAGTACCACCCATGATACCACCAGTCCATTCCTCTACACCATACTCTTCTTTTATTTGTCTAGCTGCTTCTGCTTTAGGGTCAACTGATTCTTTAGGCTTTGCCATACTTCTTCCCTCTTTTCTTTGAGATATTAATAGCAGCTTCCTGTCTTAGAGCAGCCGCTCTACTAGGATGCTTACCTAATTTCTCACCAGTCTTCTTAGATACGAGACTATACTCTCCCTTTTTAATCTTCTTTATCATCTTCTGGATCTCCTAAACATCCTGCATCTAATCCAATGCAGCCATCACAGAATGAAATCATACATGTCTGTGACCATCTCATATTACAGCACTCAGTTCTAGTATACTTTTCACAGACAGGATAAGATAAGTAGTGAAACAAATCAAATTGATCACAATCCATATCCTGAACGATATTAATCTCTACTGTTGGTACTTCAACTTCAATAGGTTCTGTCTCTACTTGGATAGTACAGCCCTCTAAGAGCCACCCCATTGCAACCAGAGACAGAACCAAAATGATATTGAGTATCTGTAATCTAATTAATGATCTGTTATCTAATAGTTTCACTAGTCAAAGTACAGTATACAGGCAGGGGTACCTAGATATGTAATTGGTCCTGTACTGCCATTTACTGGCAAAAAGTGGTGTACACCTGCTGCAGCTATGAGCTTAAGTCCTGCTGCAGCAATAGCAGCATCACCCGCTGGTTCAGTAGTTAGAAATACATCAGTACTATTAGCACAAACTAATACCCCTGTACAACCTGCTACTGCATCAGCACCACCTGCTGCAGCGGTAATTGCTGTCCACAAACTGGCATATGCTGCGGCTGCAGCGAGTAGTACTACCGTCGTTCTTCCATTTACTATTGGGTTGTTAGCCCATTGTCTTTCTCCTAATCCCATCTTTATTCTCCTTTTAGTAATTAATTAAGATGTTTCTTCTTCTAATTCTTCTTCTATCTCGTCTTTGTCTGTTGCAATTATAATATTAATTGCTGCACCATGTTTAGGATGTTGCTTAGATTCTGCATACCATGGTGGTCTGTGTCTTTGTTCGGGAAGTAAACCTCTACTTTTTAAGAATTCTAAAAGCATCTCTTCTAGTTTTTGTTCCCTAATTATTTCTTGTCTTCTTTCCTCAAACCTTTTTCGTGCCTCGTAGTGCTCATCTTCAGCCTGAGAAAATTTCTTCCACTCTTCTTGTTCTTTTCTAGTAAGTTTACTCATCTTCCATGTCTCCATTTTGTTGCAATGTCTACGGCAGCTTGGCTACCAATGTAGACTAAGGCTATAGCAGTCCAGTCTTCTGAGGCTAAGTTACCTGTAACTACAAATAAACTAGTGGCTGTAAGGAATACGAACAGCTTACGACTAAACCACTTAGTTATTCCTGTGTCTACATATCCCACTACTTAATCCCCATTAACTCAAGAGCTTCTGCCATAGCTTCTTCATCTGATAAAAGAATTCTTTGTTCTGTTGGTTTACCCATAACTGCACCACTACCAAACTCTTCTGTTACTTCATAGCCTGATCTTTCTGCCATAGACTTAGCAGCAGCGGCATCTGCTAATAACTTTTCACTTCTTGTAGTGCCAAATGGTACAGGCTTATCTTCTGCATATCTTTGTGCTAAAGCCGCAGGGTCTGTTTCAACAATACCTCCCACACCCATACCAATACCAGGATATATTGCAGGTCCAAATTCTTGTATTGCTTGTGCTGCTTCTTTCCAGTCACCACTTTCTATAAGAGATTTTATAAAATCAGGTATCATGATAGCAGCACCTGCTGGACCCATAGTTCTTCCTAAGCCTTTCAACGCTCCTTCACCTGCTACTGGTCTATGTATTCCTGTTGGCTTAGTGGTATATCTTTTTCCACCAACTAATCTAGGATAGGTTTCAATTGTAGCACCTTTGGGAATTGGTGCACCTACACCTGTTCCTGGTGGTGGTGGAGGTAAACGTTTAGTTCCTTTTGGTGGTGGTGGTAGACGAGGAGTTCCTTTTGGTCTAGGTGGAGGAAGATCCTGACCTTTACCTCCTGGTAGTGCCACGAACTGTCCTCTTCTTCTTAATGCCTCTTCTTCCATAGCCTGTAGGTTTCTCATCCACAAAGGTGGATCATCTGGACCACCAGCTAACCACTCTAATTGTTGAGGTGCTCGTCCTGTAGCCTGAGCAGCAGTATCTTCAATTGCTTGTACGAATTCCGCAATTAATCTAGGATCTGCTTGAGGGTTATCTGCTCTTACTAGTCTCATAATTTCTTCTAATGTTCGATGCATGTATGCATTATCTGTTGGTCCATACGCAGGACCGATAAGCCGACGTAGATATTCAGGAGCATTGCCCATTCCTTTAAGATTAAATGTTGATCTTTTTGCTTGTCCCACACTTCTAGCAGCCCTTCTCGATGCTCTTTCTACTCTTCTTTCTGCACCAGTCTTACTACCTTCAAAGTCTTCACCCTCTAGTTTACCTCCTCTAACCATCTGTCTTCTTTTGGCATCTTTAGCAGCCTGAATAATTCTTTCTTGTTCTTTTACTCTACGTGCTTCTTCAGGTGTTAGAGGATCATCCGCAATTGTACCTTCTTCTCTGGGTAGAACTCTTCTTCTTGCATCCTCTGCCTTAAGCTCCAATATGTCTTCTTCAGTAAGTGTAGGAAATTTTGTACCTAAGACTGGTGGTCCTGATGCCACCTCTTGCACGTCTGTCCAATCACCATGAAGCCTTCCTGATGCACCCTGAAGCCATGATGGAATTTCTACAGCACCTCTTTCACTCTTCAACAGTCGTAGAATTCTTGCTTTTATTCTTTTAATATTAGTATCTGCCAACTTAATATCTTCACCACGTCCACTCATCGTAGCTTTGGCTGCTTCAGTTCTAGCTAACTCTTCTCTGAGATCACCAATCTTTTTAGCTGTTTCAGTTTCCCTTCCAGTTACGGCTGAGACTCTAGATCTCTTCTGTTTACCTATTCTTGCTTTCTCTGCTATATCATACTCATCTACTAGTAGTGCCATATCAAGTTGTTTTACAGCCACTCTAGTGGCTGGGTCTGGATCATTAGCAAATGTTTCAATTATTTCTTTAAGTTCAAAAGAGTCTCTATTATTCAAAGACTTCCAAACTTTAACTAGTTCTTTAAGCTCTGCCTTACTGGGGGATCTTCCATTGACAGCCTGAAATACTTTAACAAATACTGACTTCTTAGGTGCCCTGCCTTTGGTTTTAATTATATGACCAACAGTCTTAGGCTTGTCTTCTATAGGTGGACCACCAAGACCTGGACTTTCTGGAGGATCATCTACCAGACTGACCGTTATCCCTTCTCTCATTGGATGACCTTCAGGTAACCTAGCCCTAAGTGCATCCTCCTCATCAAAAGTTAGATCTACCATTTCACCAGTAGCTAAGTCTTGTCTTTGCAGCGTCTCAAGTTGTTGTTCAATATGCCTTACCATCAATCCAAATGCTTGTTTCTCTGCTGGAAGGTTGTCAGGATCATAGCCTTGTGCTCTTAATCTAGCTCTTTCTTGATTATTATAGATTCTTCTTTCACGTTCCTGTTGAGTAATACCTTTTTCATTTGGATCTAGATCTCCCTTCCCTAGTACTGGTGGTCCTCCTGTAGATGGAATCTGAGGTGGGTCATCAATTATAGAAACCCCTTCCAGTTCTGCTAACTCTTCTGGTGTAGGCATTAGTCTAGGTACGTCCCTTGATCCCCATTCAGGTACTGGTGGTTCTGGGATAACATCCTTTGGTGGCTTACCTCCTGGTGGTATACCCCCTGCTATAGCTAATCCTCCTACTGCCTCTTGTTCCTCCTCATCTAAGAGGGGTAACGCAGCAGCAATCAGAATGCCCAGTATACCCTTAGTAATCTTCTTTGGTAGTTTGATACCTAAAGACTTTGCAGCCCTCTTTAGACGTTCTAACTCAGCCCCTACAGGGGGAGCTTTAGGAATGAATCCAACTACACGGGCTTCAGGATGACCCGTCATTCCTGGCTTCCGCATAGGTCTTTCAATAATACCTTGTTCTGTAAGTCTAGTCTCTGCAGCCATTATATTTTCTAATGCTCCCAACTCTCTAGCTTCTGCAGGAGTGCTATCAAAAACTGTTACCAGATCACTTAAAACTTCAGGAGTATACTTAGGATCTTTTAAGATTCCTTCTACATACATGTTGGCATTTAGAATATTCTCAAACCAAAGCTTTCTCTTTTCTAATCTATCTGGTCCACTCTTCTCATATGACTCTGCCAATTGTTTACTAGGAGAATAAAATCTACCGTCACGCAAATCAAACAGTTCCCCAAGTACTCTCTTAGAAGTCTGCATATAAATAGCATCATACTCCTTGCCCATGATTATTCGGATCTGATCTTCATAGAATGTAAAAGCAGGGTCTGCTCTTAGTGAGGCAACACCATAGCCCATTACAAATCTAGTTGCTTTTGCTCTTAGATTACCACTAGTTGCTAAGTCATCAATAATCTGAAATACAGAAGCATGTTGTCCTTTTTTACCTCTAGTAAGAATTAAAACATTTTCTGGAATAATTCCTAGATCTGATAACTTCTGTTCAGAAACTCCCCCTGCAGTACCTCTATACATCATAGTATCAGGAGTAAGGGGCTTGGGCTTAAAGGGTTCGTTAGCTTGGATTGCCATGGTTACAAAGTTATTGATGTAGTCATGATAATGAGCTAACTGTTCTCCTGGCAGATCTAGAAGTTTATAGTAAAGGCTCGAAGCCTTATCAGACCACACCTCTGAAAAGGCAGGATTTTCTACAATGTCTAGTAGTTTCTCTAGAGTCCTATGATATTTGGGATCTGAAGGCATTATTTATTTGCCATCCTTTCTAGTCTAAATGTAATAGTTTCTAACTTAATAGCTGTTAGTTCTAGTCTATGCACAACCTGTTTTATTTCTGAAACGTCAGCCTCTAAGTTTTCTAGCCTCAGTTCTGTTGAAGCCTTTATATATCCAATAGAGGAAGCCCATGTAATAGCTATAACCATAAGGGCTAATGCATGTTTTCTTAACCATTCACTCATTTTTCAATTCCTTCAATTATTTTTTCAATTGCATTGTAGTGTGGTGAATATGAAACAAAAGGAAACTTATGGTTTACTGACATGATCATTCCAACCATCTCTCCTTGATTGTCAAATATTGGAGAACCTGAACTGCCACCAACGGCTGGGATTGTAAAAATCATTGCATATGACTTAAAGCCTGAGTATCTTCCCTCTAAAATAGGAACATAATTTTTAGCAGCTATTCCTGCTGGGGCTGCTATATTATAAAACTTTTCTCCATATGATGGTCCTGAGCTTCTTAAGACGATTGGTGTCTGTCCTAATCTTTGTGTAACCATAATACATAAATCATTTTCTGCATCTAAACTGTGTACTGTAGCCTTAAATGTTATGCCATTCGAATCTAAGATTGAGTATACAACTGACATATTTTCAACACCCAGTTGTGTTTTAGCATAGTCTATATCACACACATGACCTGCAGTTAGGATATAAGTTTTAGCTAGTAAGGTACCATGTTTTACAATTGATCCACTAGCACTAGAAGCTTTCTCTGTTATAATACATTGTTCTTCTGAGCAGTGCTTAAGCGTAAAGTCTGCTGTAATTTTAACAAATGCTTTACGAGGTATTTCTACACCCCCACAACCAATTAGATTCATTATAAAGAATAGAGCAATAATTGCTGTGACTAGGTGACGCATGGGCTTACTTCCCCTTCCCCTTTCTCTTTATTTGTTTTACAAGTTTCTGATATACCTCATCGAAGTGAAGCTTTTCTAACATAATTTCTCCCTCAACGATCTTATCAAGCTCGACAATACGAGCATTAATATTCTCTCTATCTTGTCCTGTAAGAGAGACAGCAGGATCATCTAACATTTCTCGAAGGTCACCAGTTAAAGAAGCTTTCCATTCTTTCTCTTTATTTCTCCAATACCACTTAGCTCTAGTACCTACATCCTGTGGCTTAAAGCCTATACCTGTCATACGTCGCATACCCCACTTAATTAAACTTTCTTGTGGTGCACCTATTTCATTCTCTGCCCATTTTCTAGTAGTGAATGCTCTAGACTTTTCTGGAAATAAAGCAGCCATTCCAACCTCTAGACTTCTAGCTGCTGTACCCCCCATAACTGCAGTTGCAACGGTTTGAAATAACCGAGCCTTATTGACTGTCTTACCTGATCGTTCAGCTTCTTTAAGAGCTATAGCAGCATCC